TAACCCAGAAACGATGATTGACAAACATATCAGTGATAGTACGGTAATCATCACACCAGATTTCAGAATTGGGAAAGTCTTTCTTCACCCTGTCACAGACTTTCGCCATCAACTCATTGTCTTCAAATGATTCTGCCTGATCAGCACTGATACAATACTCTATTTTCTCATTCCTAAACCATTTCTTAGGACGGAAACTTTTCACAAACAGGATTGCACCGTGTTTCTTCTTGTCTTGTCTGAAAATCACAAAATTATTCATATCTCTTACTTTTTGATTTTTTTCACATTGAATTTGTCAAACAAACGTTCTGTCTCTTTTGCCATCTGCTTCTCTTCTATTTCCTCAACGGCTTTCTTGTAGTCTGCCTCAATAGTGGGATTCAGACTGATAGCACGGAGGGCGGCTTCATCCATCAAGTCCTGATCTCTTAACGCTTTGATGAAATCATCCCAAGCCCATGTCACCCTGATAGCCTTATCAATGTCGAAGCCTTCAAGGTCGTAACTGCCGTATCTGTCTTTGACAGTCTTAATGCCTAATTCGTCCGACATTTCGGCAAAGCGTTGTTCAATCATGCTCATTCTGGCATCGGCATAGCACTTGCTGAAATCACAACCACAGGCTTCCTCAAACTCCTTGAAGAAGGCATTGAAGCTGTGACGTGCCACCTTGCACAGAAGAAGAGCAACCAAAATACGAGCCTTAACCTCGATGTCACGCCAACCCAGCCGAATCATGTAGTCACGACATGCCTCATATATCTTTTCCTGATATGGATGCAGAATGTCGCAGGCAATTCTGATACTGTCCTGAAGCGTACACCAAGCGGTTTTTTCACACGTCTTTCGTCTCGGTGCTTCGTACTTTTCCCATTCCTCTTCAACCTGCAAGTGGCGTTTCTTCACCATGAAACGCAAACGCTTCTGATCATCAAGAAGGTCAAATACGGTAATCATTGACAAGTGACAGAGATAGTTCACCCTGATAATGATGATGAACTGTATCTGAGTCTTCTCTAACCACTCACAGAGTTCTCCGAAAGTAAGGTTACATGGAGTGGTCTTCGACAATTCTACAAGGCGAAAGTCCGGCATTGACGTTACTACAGTAGTAAGGATTACTGCAAGATCTTCTTTTGTCAGCCCCTTTTCTTTGTAGTATGCCTTTAGTTTCTTCTCGTCTTTGATAGTCGCAACAGGGAGGGACTTCGCCATTTCCTGCAATTCCTCAAAACTATATTTTGATTCTGTCATATCTGTTCGTGGATTTTTACGATTTCCTCAATGTAAAACTTAGCCTTTTTCAAGTCTTCGAGATAGCTGCCTTTGTGTCTGGCTCTGAACATGTATTTTATTGCATTACCCTCACAAAAGTTTTTGAATCCGTCCTCACCGATAGCGGCTTTGATAACGTCGAAACACTCAATACCGTTCTGGTTGTAATGGGAAGGATGCGAAACCATATCCACTTTTAAATCTGCTTCCTGTGCCATAATCTAATAAGTTGTTCGTTCAAGTTTATCCTCAAAAGCGTCAAATTCTTCGTCAACGCCGTCGCTATTCATAGGCGCGAAGCCTTGACATTCACCAACGTTCCGATTCCGGCAATATCCGTATTCGGAACAAAATAAAGTACAGTTTTTTGTTCCCATAATTGTTATATTTAAGTTGTTCAAAATAGTGTCGGTTCTCTCAGTTCTGCGTCAATCCTATTCTTAGCTATTTCGAAATACTTGGGGTCTTTCTCCATGCAGATGAAAGACCGTTTTTCACGGATGGCAGCGATAGCAGTTGTGCCACTTCCGCAACAGTTATCAAGTACGACTTCACCGGAATCGGTATAGGTACGAATGAGCCAGCGAATAAGTTCAACGGCTTTCTGAGTCGGATGAAATACAGTTCTTTCGTGTTCTTTCTTGATTGCTATGATAGACCTCGGCAGCTTCTTTCCGTCTGGAACGGTAGCCTCAACACGCGGTACTCGCTCATAGGTTCGCCCCTGATAGTCATGCTTGTATTTGCCATAACAACTGTTAGTCTCTTTGTGCTTGCCTTTGCCACGGCTGTGATTGGGTTCACCTTCAATGTACTGAGGATGATAGACTGGTAGCCGCTTATAAAAAACACAAATGTCTTCGTGACACCGCATCGGCATACGGTTAGCATTAAGGAAAGCTGTGACACGGCATTTGTCCCATATCAGGTTGTACCTCCAGAGCCGTTCGTTACTAAGCATTAACTTAGCCGTAAACATTCCCTGCGCAAACAGAACTATTGCACCATTCTTCTTGATGATTCTTTCGTACTGTTTCCATAAAGGTTCAAACGGGATGATGTTATCCCATTTAGCATGAGGATTGTCACGATGAAGAACGCCGTAAGGAAGATCACAACAGATCATGTCAATGCTGCCGTCCGGAATGTCTTTCATAAGTTCCAAACAGTCACCTTGCAGAATCCGATTATGAAGGTAATGTGACTTTTCTATTTTACTCATTATTCGTGTAATGTGACTATGAGTTTTATTAGTGAAGTTTATAACTGTGATTGCATGGAGTTCATGCGAAATCAGCCAGATAACAGATTTGACCTTGCGATAGTTGATCCTCCTTACGGACTTCCGTCAAAGAGTACACACGGCAGGGGAAAACTGAAAGACAGAAGCCTTAACAGAGGTAATATCCATCAATGGGATTTCAGACCGCCAAAGGAATATTTCGATGAACTATTCAGGGTTTCTAAGAATCAGATAATATGGGGTGGAAACTATTTTGAACTACCACCGTGCCGATGCTTTGTGTGTTGGGATAAAGAACAGGTTTGGGAGAACTTCAGCCAATGTGAATTTGCGTGGACTTCCTTTGACAAACCTGCAAAGATGATTAGGCTTGCTAATCGTGGTGGCGATGCCGACAAAGCAAAGTTCCATCCTACGGCAAAGAACGTAAAGCTGTACGAGTATCTGTTACGTACTTTTGCCAATAAGGGTGATATAATCTTTGATTCTCACTTAGGTAGTGCGCCGTCACGAATTGCTTGTTACAAATTAGGATTTGAATTCTACGGCTGTGAGATAGATGAAGAATACTACAAGTTGGCAGATGAACGATTCAGGCGAGAATGCCTTGGTGAGTACACCATGAAAGACGGCAGGACTGCTATACAACTTGATATTTTCAGGTCACATTACACGAATAAAGTTACCGAAGGTCACATTACCTTCATAATGTTTCCTGCCACATTCTTTTCCTAATGTGACTTGAAATCGAGGTTGATGTTGAAGTAGCTTTCAAGGAACTTTTTGCAGTCGATACCATCATCAAACAGATTACGTCCAAAACGCTCACGAAACTCTTCCATTGACTCAGTAAAGACAGTCATGGTGAACCACTGGAATACATCATCAAAGAGTTTTTGACCCTTACGATTCTTGTTCTTGTAGTGGTTATCGAAGTAGAAACTGGCATTTCTGACGTACTGCCTTACCATGAGTGGATGCTTACGAAACTCAATGATACGTTTCCGCTTCGATGCCAAAGGGCAACACATACAGCCCAAACGTCGAGTAACGTCGAAGTTCCCGTTTTCATCGTAGTACAGAGGATGGCATTTCAGATTTCTCTCTTTGATAAACTCTTCTACGTCCTCATTCGTCCATTCCAGTATTGGAACATACTGCCTACATTCGTCTTTGTTGGCATATACGCGACATTGTTCCGGCTCTTTGTAAAGTTCTTCACGTTTCTTGCTCTCTTCGCGTCTGACGCCGATAACGGCATAATCGAGTATCTTGTATTCTTTCAGTTCTTGACAGCAGAAACGGACGGTACGAGACGGCAATCCCTTACGTCGAATGAGTTGGAAGAAAGATTCTTTTGGGCGAACCACTTCAACACCTTTTTCAATAGCGTGTTTGATAGTTCCAGCAGGATCAATAGTCGTGTTCTTATAGATTGCACGGTAGTTGACACCTGACATCTTTGCCAGTTCCAAAATAATCTCTGAATCTTTGCCGCCGCTGTAGCATATTTCAAGTGGCTGTTTGTGTCTTTCGGCCGCTTTTGCCGCTGCTTGAATGATTTTGATAGCGAAGTCAACTTTACGTTTTAATTCGTTTCTCATACCACATTAGGAAAATAATGTTACTTCAACTCGTATTTGTATGGTTTGCCGTTGATTTCTCTAATATCCGTTTGCGATATTCTGTTATCGTCTGCTTCACGCTTTACAGGTTCACCTTTCTTGGTTAAACGCACACCACGATAAAACATACAAGGCATGTGAGAACCAAAGTCATAACCCCACAATAACTTCAATACACGAATAGTCTTGTAGTGGTCGGTTATAATATCTCCAATTTTTACATCATTGTTAGAATAGGCAAACTCTCTTGCAAGTTCTTTTCTCTTTGTCTCAAACTCTTCTTTAAAGGCTTTCTCTGCTTTCAAATATTCTTCTTTGTTCATAATTCATTTTATTAAAATATCGAACAAGCCTGCCTTGTAAAGAAGCCACCAATCTATGATGGCTGAAAAGATGTAAACCCAAAAGTTGTAGTTATCTCTCGGCTCACCATGTTTCGCCATAACGAAACCAACGCCCATAATCTGCAATACTATCCAAATAATTAAATAAGTCATATTCTATTCGTTTTGATTGTTACATTTTAGCAATAATGTGACTTAGGTATTTTCAGGTATTTTCAGGTACTCCGAACACTTGAATCCCTTTCGAGGCTCAAAGTTCAAGAAGTCTGTCATTTGAAATATCTGGTGCTTATTCACCCATTGAGCCATATCCTTCTGCCATTGTGGTATGACATGGTTAGGGTTGTCAGGATCACGATACGGCTGTGCATAGGGATAGATATTCGGCTTATGCTCTTCACGGCATCGGTGGTTACGTTCCCACCAGTAGTGAGTGCGCTCGTAACTCTCTTTGAAGTTACTCTTACCGCCAATCATCGTATATAGGAAATACTCACCTTTGTAGCCGTAGCCGTTTATGAGGTCGATGGCTCTTTCACATTCCTTGATCTGTCCGTGAGTGTCACAGCCAAAACGTATTCGACGGTCTATCCATTTCACCTTTGCCATGAGCCGGGCAAAATCGTCAGTAACGAGACGGGCATCACAGGCTTGGTTGAAGTCAACATGATATTTGCGATCGATTATCTTTTGCAGCTGCTCCTTTGCATATTCTCCGGCAGCGAGAATGTTGTTATCCATCAACACCAAATGCTTCCTGCCCTCAATGGCTATCTCGTCAACGTCCATGTACGGTCTGATGATACCCTCTTTGCGAGGAACAACACACCAAGGGCATTTGTTAGGACAGCCCCGCGTTAGGAATCCGTAGGCAGTGTTCTTGGGGATATTAGGATAGATTGAGTAATCAGGCTGCAATCGGTCTACCTCGTCTGGTAACTGGCTGCTGATGTCATAGCCAGTACCGCCTTTGATAATTGTGTCTGCATAGTACACGGTCAAATCGTCAGGAGTGAAGTTAAACACCTTTGACATATAGATAATGTCGTAGTGATAGAATGGTATCGCCCATTCCACTTCATCACCCTGTGACCTGTGATAACGTGCAATCTTACATAAGGCTAAATTGGGATAAATGGTCGCTCCCCATTTTTTTTTCTTGGCGTGACCATCTACGTCAACAAGCCCTATCTTCATCACATTATTGCTATACTGTTACTTCTCTTCGTCCTCTACCTCTACCCATTGAAGTTTACGCTTACGGAAGCCTGTACTGCATTTATGTGGGTATTTGACTTTCATCAAACGCCCACAATATTTGCATCTATACATCATGCCTTTGCCAGTGTTTGAACAATGAGATACCTTGCCTTACCGAGATAATAATTGGCATTACGCAAGTCCTGACACCGTTGCCTGTCCGACTTAGACATTGGTGAACGGCTTTGGCTTGCAACTTTGTTCATTTCACGGATCTTATCGTGATTCTTTCCGCAAAGATCGTCTATGATTTTCAGTCTTTCATCCATATCAAACAAGTGTTACATGTAGTGTCGCTGTCTTCACATCTTCATAGAACGGTTCTATGTTGCATGTGGTGGCAACGTCAAACTCAAGTTTACAACCTTTCGACTTCTCCCAATCCTTACACAAGAAAATAGCGTCACACTCCAAAAGCATCTGCAAGTCTTTCTTCATGTGTTCGCGCCAGTCCGCATCTTCAGGAAGTCCGTTCTTTAGCGGGTTCACAACATCGTAGAAATGACTCAAAACGTCCTCTACTCTCTGCGCATACGCCTTACGCTCTTCCAAATCATAGTGAGAGATAGGAAGAGAAATATATATCCTCTTTGCCATACCTACCATTTGTCTTCAGTCCATAGTTTTGAAACACGTCGGAAATCCTCACCTTCAGGCAAAGGACAGTTCTCAATCCATTCCGATTCCTGAACTTGCCAACACTTCAAGTTCTCTGGCAAAGCATCTTTCACTTCTGGGAAAACCTTCAGGCGCAAACTGCAATCGAAAGTGTTTCCGTAACGGTTATGCTTCAACAGATTGTTGTTGGTCTCACGGAAGAAAGCGATATCATCTTTGCTGTGTGGGGCAACTACGATGCCGTCAACATAGTATCTGATGGCTCTTTCAATGTGATTCCATTTCGCCCTTGCAGTATAGAGGTAGATTTTAGGAGTCCTACCCATTTGTTCCGTCACGTCTCGAATACTCTTACAAAGTCTTTCAAGTCTTTCTGGGTACAACAGAGGCTCACCTCCAGTAATCATTATCTCTTCGTAGTCAAGCCTGTCAACGACTGGAATATCGTCAAAATTGAACTGCTTGTTACAGCACAGAGGGCAACGGTTATGGCAGTTAGCCGTAACCAATAAGCGTAGTTTCTTATTCATAACTTACTTAAAAACAAGTTTCAGCGGTTGTTTCGTCTCGTCGTAAAATTTGTGCTGAAGCATCCGTATTGAATAGACATCACCAAGTAATACTGCCCTGTGATCGTTTGCAAGCATAGCGTTAGCAAGGAAAGTGTTGCAAACCTTGAACACATGAACAGCCAACTGCCATTCGCCAACTTCAATTTGGAACAGATGGTTGTCTGACTCAAAGAATCCGAAATGGGTTAGGATTCCCCAATCAATAGGAATGTCAAAGACATCTTTTATCTTTGCATCCCAAGGATCGGCTTCGTTACCATCAAAGTTCAGATACAAGTCACCATCACCAAAGATTCCGTCAACATACATTGGCATTGACCAGTTGCCAGGAATCTCAGACCACTCCTGAACGTAATCGCCAAGAACAATATCATTAACTGTCAAATGTTGCTTATCCATAATAATTCTCTGTTAAGTTTGTTGCTTTGTTATAGCAACCTACACCCGTCGGCATCCAGACAGGGAAATACGGGTACATAGTCTTTTCTTCTTTCATATTTATTTATTATTTTTTCAGGCATACTATCCCCATCCTACCTCGCATTCTTGAAATGCAACCCGTGTCTGGGTTTTCCGCTATTGATAGCGTTCCAAATGCTTTTGTGAGAGATACCAAGATGCTCACTACACTCCCTGATGGAAGAGAACAGCTGACCCGTCTCTACGCATACCACAGGACGCTCCCAATACTTCTTTACCTTCTGTCGCTTTGTGATCAAAGTCTGACTGGAACGTTTGGGTGTTACCGCAACCTTTTCCATCGACTTTTTCCAACGCTCACCA